TATGCGGCCAGACTCATCGCAATTGTGAACGCGCTATTGATTAGCTTGTCACGATTGCCGCCAGGCATCATTTGACGCGTGTTGCGTTCTGTAACTGCAACAACGCCACCGCGATTCGACGACATGTGGTTAGCCCAAAATGTCACCGCGTGAAACGCCCTGTGAAGACCACGCCGTTCAACTTGCCCGTTACCTTGCCGCATGCAATCTTGAAGCGCAGCCAGATCACGGTCGAACGCTTTCCGGTGTGGTAAATCCTTTCCAGAATCGTCACGCCGTCGAATGTCGTTTACCGACTCCACCTTGCCACCGTAACGGGTGCCAGACTGAGTTAGTAAAACGCGTTCGAAGTACCGCGCAGCGTCGAGTGTTGAAACGTAATAATTCGCCATGCGCTCCGCCTGTTCGACCACGTGTCTGAAATTGAAATCCAGACTCGCGGTCAAATGCTCAACCACGCCGTCAATGTCGACTGTGCTTTTGTGCGTGTAGCGTAAGTCAGCGCGCGCGTTAGAAAGCCACGTTGAATATGCGTTAGCGCATGCCGGCAATGCCGATTGTTGACCGATGATCATCGACCCGTCCAGACCGTCACGAATCAGTAGAAAATGTTCTACCGGTTCGTCGTTATAAAGCCTGTCACGCTCTGTAACGCGTGCTACGGCAAAGACTGCCAGACCGTTATCAATCTGTCCCGCCCACTCGAAAACGATAGGGGTTCGTGATTGCAGCCCGGTGAAGATCGACGCAATGTCTGACGGCTGATGCCCTTCAAATTTGTACTTAGGTGAGACTGTACCGCGTGGCGTTCTGACTAGCGTCTGAGTGCCTGTGCGGAGGTGTGTCGTCACCGGTGTACGAATGTGATGCGAGACATTTTGAACGCGTGGCGTGCCGGCAATATCAGACCAACTATTTGCGTCTGATTCAACCAACATAATATCCGCCATCATTGAATTGATTTTGGCGTAAGTCTCAACGGTATCCCATTGAAAGTTACCAAACGCGTCCATCAATTCCGCGTGTAGATCCCAGTGACCACTAACGTGTTGAGTACCTTGCAACCTATTCAAAAACGTAGTGTTGTGAAACCAATGCGTGAGCATCGTGTTGTCGCGTAAAACTTGATTTGTAATCATTGAACTATTTTCCTCCGCGCCTATTGATAAACGAAAACTAATCACCGGCGCGAACTAGTGATAGTTCCCGGTTTGTCTCGACGTTCGACTAGGGATCGAGTTATCCCGCTCAGTTACTGGGTCTGCTGCCGTATCGGTCGCGTCGCCCTCTTTCGTGCCTTGCTATTCTTACCCCGGCGTAAAACTGAGAATCGCCGTCACTGACTAACTGGTATAGATGGCGTACTAGCGCGGTCACGAAGACATACCAATTAACGCCACGAAGAATACCAGAATATGGTTGACCTATCAATTACTGATTAACCCTATTCGCTAGCATATCTATAGGGGGATATCAATAGATAAATAAGTTGACATTACTGCTCCGATGATATAGGGGGCACACACTATCACGTTCAGCTATTCCCCCGAATGTCAACCTTTTATCATAACGATTACTTATGATTGCCATAAGAATCTAGATGCGAATGATTCTTATTTGCACATGCGAATGCGAATGATTCTCATTCAGGACTCTGCGCGGATGCGAATGCGTCTCATTCTCGTTTGGGATGCGTCGGCCCCAGCAGCCGCCCCCCCACCCCCTTTTTAATTAAATTACTTCCGCGATATTGTACACACTCACCAGTAGGGGGGTATAATATCCAAACAACTAACTAACTGATAATAAAGGATATATTATGGCTATGATGCCGAATGCCCCTCCGGGGGGACCACCGATGGATCAAATGGCAGCGCCACAAATGGGCATGGAACAGCCACAACAGGCTGGAGACACAGAGATGTTAGTTGCAGAACTAGCCCAGCATGCAGGTCGTGTGCGTGAGATTGTTGGTCAGTTGAATGCCCGTGGTATAGATATTGATAGGGCCTTAGAGAGTGCTGCTGTAGTGGCAGAAGGCACTGATCCCTTAGGGGGGTCAGGGGTACCCCCTGAAAATGGCTTAGGAGGCAATACAGGCCTTCCTCAGGGGTTACTGGGCGAGTTAGCGTGAGGACAGAGAAGCAAATGGCCTTTGTAGAGGCCTATTGCCAGACTGGAAACGCATCCAAGTCCGCCATTCAGGCAGGTTATTCTGAAGCTACGGCTAAACAGAAGGGACATGAGTTAAAGAATCAGTTTAAGAATCAGATTGAAGATAGAATCAAGAAGATGATTCAGGACTCGATTCCTGCTGCTTTGAACCAGATCAGCGCTTTGGCACAGACTGCGACCAGTGAGCAGGTGAGGCTAAACGCCTCTAAGGATATACTAGACAGGGCAGGACTGAAGCCTGCTGAGAGGATTGAGCAGAGTATCTCCCATGATGAGAAGTCTATGGATGAGTTGAAGAAAGAACTTGAGGCACTTACCGGAACTACTGAAATAGAGTTAATACCAGAACTGGTGAACTGATGGCTCACGTTAATTCCGAATCCTTTCAAGACGACGATGGTATTTTCCTCTATGAGATGGAGGGAAAAAGGCGCAAAAGAAGGATAGGTGGTCCCTACCTGTCTAACCGCATTGCCGATAAGGCCAGTAAAGATGCCTCTAAGCAAGTAGGGGAGGGGTCTGTAGGAGACTACATGAAGTTCCTACAGAAGACAAATCCGGGTATAATAGGAGGGCAGTCGCCCATACCAGTCAAGCCTCCTACTAATGATCAGTTTGAAGCGATCTTTAACAGGAGGGCTAAGGAGTACAGAGAAGGTCTTTTAGACGTCGACCTTCCAACAGATGCAAAGCCTGTAAGCGGTTCGCCGTTTTCCGCCATAAGTCCTGCTGGGGCAGAGTATCGGGCAATGAAGGGTTCTACATTCGACCCTCTATTGGGAGGGGGTAGTCTTCCAAACTACAAGGCATTAGGTATACTTCCGATGGAGGAGGATGACAGCCTGTTGAATACAGACTTTATAGCAGATGTAAAAGTGCCAAAGAGAGACTTAAACATACCTATAGACACAGGCTGGCAGAATAGGGCTGAAGGCTTCCCCGCCAATATGGACGAGGTCGAGGTAGTAGATACAGGTGTAGAGGACATTATACAAAGCGCTGCTGACAAGGCAGGCGTCAGAGCGGCCTACACAGACGGGTTCAGAACTCCTGAGCAGAACGCTATAGCTGGAGGAAGTAGAGTGTCAAAGCATCTAACAGGAAATGCTTTCGACCTGAAGCTGTCAGGAAATCATCAGAAGGATTGGTTGTACTACACCCTGCTTAGAGATGCCTTATACCCTCTAGGCTATGGGGTAGTATTCTTTCCAGAGCCTGATAAGAATCATATACATATACAGAAGCCTAGAAAAGGTGAGTAATGCCAATTCAAGAGTGTACCCTCAAGAGTGGGAAGAAAGGATGGAAATACGGAAAATCCGGGAAATGCTATGCAAGTAGAAAGAGCGCAGAGAATCAGCAAAAAGCAATTCACGCCTCCCGTAACAAAGGAAAAACTAGAAGAAGCAGTTGAAATAGCTAGGACTATACGGCAGAGGGAAAGATACAACAGGATCGACAACTATGATCCGTACCCTTACCAACTAGCTTTTCACGAAACAGGAGCCACTTGTAACCAGAGGCTTCTAATGGCTGCAAACCGCATAGGCAAGTCCTATTGCGGAAGTGCAGAAATGTCCTACCATTTAACTGGGTTATACCCTGAATGGTGGAACGGACGTAGATTTAGACAACCCATTGTAGGAT